TTTGTTATCGTTAGAATACCATTGCTCTACAGAGTTTTCGTTGAAGTCAGTAGCAACAACAAAAGCATCTTTAGTAGTCAACATAGCTCTGTGAGTTTCAGCAGCATCATTAGCACCGTTAATGTTAGCAACATTAGCAGCAATAGCCACATCCCAATCTCTACGAACAACTAAAGGAATACCTCTATAAGTAAGGCTTGGAACACCATTTACCATAGCACCATACCCTGCAGCAGCAAAACTAGAAGATTCTAAAGTTGTAGCCATATAATCATCAGCGATATCTCCTGATACAAAATAAACGTGCTCTCCTGCTTCTAATAATTCAGGTGTAGCATTGTCATATAATCCCTTTAGTATTTCTAAAGCTTTACCTGCACCTAATGCTTGGTTATCACTTTGAGAAATATCACTTCTTGTGATTCTTGGAGCAACTACTTCTCTAGCAGCTTGGAATATTCCATCATAATCACCGAAATCACCAGATTGAGCTACATCAGATAACCACAACTGCTTGTTGAAGTCAGCTTTTACACCCATACCAATAAGGTCTAATAAAATGTTTTTTACAACAGTTCCATCTACATTGTCAAATTCGTGACCACCTCTCATTAGTTGACCTTTGATTTTGTTGTATAAAGCATTACCTGCAAAAGCAATTTCTGCTTCTCTACGAACAGGAGTAATAGTGATAGTATCACCTATTTCACCTGCACTACCTGTAAAAGCACTTGAGCCATCAAAAGCACTTGTAATACCACCTAATTGCTTGAACTTATCAATAACGATAGTTCCTGATACATTAGGCATAACATCCATATAAGACATATAGTCTTGCCCCATAAATAGAGGCTCTAAAATAAATTTACTTACATCATATTTGTTAACTGTAGGTAAATTTGCACTTGTTAAAGTCGCCATAGTTTTCTAATTTATTATTTTAATAATGATTTTGCAAAAGCATCCCACTCATTAACTACAACATCTGCTTCGTTAATTGCAGGGTCTTTTTCTGCCTCTACTTTAGTTTCTGTAGCATTTAGCTTCGCTAACTCAGCTTCTAATTCAGACACCTTGTTTTCTAATTCAGAGATAGAAACCTCTTTTTCAGAAATGATGCTTGATAGTTCTTCTTTCTCGTTTGACAAGTCTGTAAGTTTGTTTACAACTTCTTCGTTATCAGAAAGAACAACGGAAACTTCCTCATTAGCAGGGGCTTCAGCTACGCCTTCTCCCTTCACAGCGTTAATGATTTCTTCTTTAACACCGTTAAACCAATTTTTCAATTCGTCAGTCATTTTCGTTTTCTTAATATTACTAATTAGTTCCAATCTATTTTTAACCTGTTCTTCATCTACATTAGTAAACTTTGAAAAGTTAAAACTAGCAGCTACTTTAATAGGCTCTGTTATAGTATCTATAAAACCCATCTCTTTAGCCTCTTGACTTGTCAGCCAAGTCTCTTTATCCATCATATCCGATATTGTCTCATCTGAAAGTTGAGTTTTGTTGGAATAGATAGACACAAGCTCTTGCTTGATTTTATCTAGTAAATCGGCAGTCTTACGCATATCATCTGCACCACCTGCAGACTTTCCAAAAGGATTGTGTATCATAAAGAAACCGTTTTCTGCCATCTCTATATTATCACCTGCTAAGGCAATAATACTAGCTATTGATGCAGATAGTCCTTCAATCTTAACATTGACATATCCTCTGTGTGAACGCAAAACATTGTAAATTGCAAGGCCATCAAAAACACTACCACCTACGGAGTTCATTCTGATGTTTATATCCTTGTCACCTGCCGACTTTAAGTCGTCTATAAATCTTTTTGCAGATGTGCCGTAATCACCTATCTCATCATAGATAGATATCTCAACAGTTGCACTTTCTGCTTCATTCTGAAATTCGTACCAATTATTCATTTTGCAAATCTAATTATATCAATTATAGGTCTTTAGAAAAAGTTTACAAATTCTTTCTAATATTCGTTTTTGTGTAAAAATTAGACCTAGTTTTGTATAAAATATTTTGTACTGTTCTTTCCGAAATATCGTATTTAATACCTAAGTCAATCATAGTTACACAAATCTTACCATCATTCTTTTTTAAGAAATCAGCGTAATCTTTTATAATCATATAATCTCGTAATCTTCTAGGCTCTATCAGGCCTTTCTCTGCTAGGAACATTAAAACATCTTTTATTCCTGCTTCTTCAGAATGTCTATTTTTGATATCTACATAAGCACTTTCGACAAACTCCTTGACAATAGTAAGCTTATTATTTTTTATCATATCGCAATATATTCTTTTACAAAAACTATATAATTTTATTAAAATTTATTTATCAACAATCTGTTGTTAAAACGAAGCTTGGCTTTCTAAAGACGAAACTCTGTTCTGTGTTGAGGTTACATCACTCTCCACCATTACAACCTTTTGTTTTAAATTACCACCTGAAACCATCCGTTGTATGTTTTCTAGTTCTCCACCCATAGCAAATTTCTCACCTGATGATATCAATCCACCATCTGCAAACTTCACTCCATTACCGTTATATGAATTTATAGCAGATAGTATAGGTCTAAACCTAGCAGTTGACTTTTTATTTATGATAGCCTCACCACCTTCTGCTTCGTGTATTCTGCCACCTACTGCAAACTTAACACCACCACTAGCGTGTGAACGACCTTTAAACATACCACCCTTTGTTAGACCACCCCTAGCAAATCTAACTTCTTCACCGATTTCATCTACATTGCCACCACCAAAACCACCAATACCAAATAATTGTAAAGCAGATGTTATTGCTGCTATGGTTGCTGCGATAGCAGCTATGTTCATTGGAAATAGTTGTTTAGCCTGTGAAGCAACACCCACACCTGCTTCTGTCAATGCTGCTTTTGCATTTGTTAGAGCCTTTATCTTTGTAGAAGCAATTTCTATATTGTTTGCTAAGGCAGCAGCTTGAGAAAGCTTAATTCCTATTTTAGTAAGTGCGTGATTTTCTCCCATAACACCCCCAAGATTCTGCATCTCTTGACCTAAATTAGTAACTTCACCTATAGTTTCTTGAAATCTTTGTCTTTGAACTAAAGACAGCTCTCTTTCTGTATCTCTAATTTTTGCATTTATATCTTCGTAATCGGTAGCGTAATCTTTATGTAAATTAAGTTTATCCTTCAAAAACTGCATCTCTGAATTTAACTGCATTTGTTTAATTATGGTGTCAGAGACACCTGCATCTGTAAGTCTTTGTAACTCTAAATCTTCTAGTGCTTTTTTATCTTGCAATACCTTAAGGTCATCTTTAAAGTCTTGCTCTCTTATTTTAGACCTA